ATAGCAGGCACAGGCCAACGTCAAGGCGCTGGTTACTTAGCGCAAGGCGGAATAAGCGGACTAGAGGCGCTTGCGCAAACTGAGTTAGCTAGGGCTAACTTACTGGGTAATCTGTACAGTGGTCTGTTAGCTGGAGGAGGAAGGCAGTCTGCACAAGAAAGTTTGTTCTCTTCTATTTTTGGAGACAGCAATGTGCAAGACATTCTAAGCGGCTTGTTTAGTTAATAAAGGAACACACAATGGCTAATATAAGATTTACTCCAGGGCTTTTGTCCCAAATAAGTGAGTTTGGTCAAAACCTTGCAGGCCCGCAAACACGCTCAGGTCAAGGTTTGCTAACAGGTGCTCAACAGCCTGTAGCTAATCTAGGGCAGACTTTTGCTAGAAACCTTGGAGGCTTGCTTGGTAGAGATATGAGGACCCCGCAAGAAAAGTTAGGCGAACTTGTCAGTAAAGGGACTGGGACTTTTCAAGAAAAAATACAAATAGCTCAAGAGTTAGCTAAAACTGACCCTATACGTGGCTTAGAGCTTATGGAGTCTTTTAAGGCTGAAGAAACTAAAAAGCAACTCAAAGCTGCTGACAATGAAAGACTGAAAAGATTTAGAACATCTCTGATTAGTCGTAATGAAGCTATTGGCGGTAGTGAAGCTCGTGCTGATACTATTGCTGACGCTACACCGGATATGCTTCTGGACATACGTAAAGAGATTCTTTCAGATGAAAGGCAAGCAGCTATAAAAAATGCAGGAGCCGCTGGTAGGTTAGCTACAGGAAGAGCAGCAGGATTAAGTGAGAAACAAGTTAAAAGTTTAAGCAGCCTTACTGATGAACAATACTCAGAAGTATTATCTGGTTTAGAGTCTGATGATAAAGCATTTCAGAACCAAGAAACAGGTGAAGTAGGGATTTATCGTGTTAACAGGTTCGGGATGGTAGAAGTAGAGAATCCAAATGGAACTAATCGTTGGGTAAGACCCACAGATTTAGAACTAAAACCAGCAGTTAAACAAACTGAAGACGTAGGTAGAGCTAACGAACTTACTTCTAAACTGGCATCAGAAGGTGTAAAAGACTTTAGAGTAGTTACTGGCGCTGCTAGAGATGCTTATAGAGCTTTAGATGTAAACAGAAGCAGATTAAAAATTCTTGACGAGAATCCTGAGTTAATAACAGGCGGAAGATTAGCACAACTAACTACTGATGCTCTTATTACTTTAGGGTCTTCTTTAGGTATTGAAATACCAGCAACTGCAAACGCAGAAGCAGCACAAGCTCTTATAGCTCAAGGTGTTGAGGCGGTAGGTCAATCAATTAAAGCGTTTGGTGCAGGAACTGGTTTGTCAGACGCAGACAGGGAGTTTGCTAAATTAGGAGCAGGTGCCACACAAGAACTTACTGCTGCTAACATAAGACGTATGATTGAATTAGCTAATGAGAAAGCAGAAGAAGCTATAGGACTACATCAAAGAATTTATAAGACACTTAGAGATGAAGGAGCAGCGCCTTCTTCTTTAGCTTTCTACGAAGCTGGCCCTTCTTTACCTTCTGAACTAAGTCAGTATTACTAAAGAGAAAACTATGCCTACTCTAGAACAACACAAACAAGCCTATGCAAGAGCTATGGCAGCAGGAGACACTTTAGCTGCTTATAAAATTAAAAATATAATAGAAGATGAGCAAGAAGCTAAAACTAAAGCAGCGCAACAGAGCGTACAAGGCTTAGATACTGACATGCCTCTTCAGCCTGAATCTAGTCTGCTAGAAAGAGCAGGGGAGGTATTACAGCGTAGAGGTGCTGGTATAGAAGAAACTTTAACTAGGCCACTAGATTTAGGATTAGCTCAAGAAGGTGCTTTGGGTCTTAGTCAAAAGTTAGTTAGGACTGCGGGAGATGTAGCGGGGGCTGTCGGTGAAATAGCTGGCGATGCTCTTATAACAGGTATAGCTTTTCTCACTCCTGATCGTGCTAAAGAAGCTGTAGACGATGCTTTTAAATATGTATCACAAACCACAGTAGGAAAAGAGGGGCTTAGATTAGCCAGTTTGTCAGCCGATCAATACAAAGGCTGGGCTGATGCTAACCCAGATGACGCTAAATTACTTGAATCCTACTTTAACATTGGAGCATTACTGGTCCCAGCTACTAAAATTAAAGCCCCTGTTTTAAATGTTGCTGATACTTTAGAAGAAACAGGCGGGAATCTTGTTAAAGGGGGCAGAAAGCAACTTAGGGGTGAAACAAGAGAACTTATCACCGCTATGTTGGAGCCTGATGCTAAACACCTTACAGTAGATGACTTCGATGTTTCTGACATTACTCAGAAAATAACCTTTAATCCAAGCAGTCCTTATACTCAAGAAACCATTGACATAATTACGGACAGTGGTATTGTTAACCCCAAAAAAACTTATACTTACAATGGTAAAAAACTAGCCGAAGCATCTCAAAGAGAAAGAAAAATTTTGGAAGCTAAATTAGCTAAAGAAGATGTAATACTAAACAAGCCTAACGTAATAAAGGAAATAGAGTTTAAGGCTCAACAGTTTCTTGATACAGCACAAAGAACTATACAAGACAAGACTGTACTTAATCAAGTAAACTCTATATTTGGGGAAGCTGTTAGGGGAGTACAACAAAGTGATGGTAGCTTATTAGGTTTATTAGAGGCGAGGAGGGGTGTAGATAAGTTTACAAGATCGTATGACGGAAAAGTAGACTACACTACACAGAACTCTTTAGCCACAGCGTCCAGAGCCGTCCGAAATACTATGAATGAAATACTTGAAAGAGAGGCTAAAAATACCGAAGTATCTACAAGCCTTAGAAAACAAGCGGCTTTTTTAGATGGCGTTAACACACTTAATAAAAAAATTAATAAAGATGGTAGGACTGTTTTAACTAGGATGGCAAGAGTAGCTGGTAATTACATGCCTAAAACTCCGTTAGCTCAAGCGGCAACTGCTTCAGCGGCTGCTGGCTTAGCGATACAATTCTGGCCTTTAATGGCTGCGGGGGCCATCACAGGTGTAGTATATGGAGCGGGCAAGGTTTTTCTTTCAGGAGAATCTAAAAAACTTCTAGGGAGAATAATTACCGATACAGGCAAAGCTATTAAAGAAGCAGAAAAAATGGGCCATTTAGATGCTGTAGAACAAATGAAAGCAGATAGGTTGGTTCTTGTATCTTTACTAAACGAAAGTCCAACAGAAGAACCAGAAGATTAAGAAAACAAGGGGGCATTACGCCCCCCAGTTTCTTTATTGATTAAGTTTAAACAAACTTTACCTTATCCACGCTACCTCGTAGTCCTGCCTTCATATACGTAGTTGCTCGGCCTTCAAAGAAGTTTTGATGCTCTACGCCCAACACATCATCTAGCCAGTTTAAAGGATTATCTTTTACTTTGTAGTTAGGCTTCAAACCTAGCTGTAGTAACCGGCGGTCTGCAATGTATCTAATGTACTGTTGCATCTCTTGCTTGGTTAATCCTTTAATATCACCCTGCTCAAACACTAGGTCCAAGAACCTATCTTCTAACGCAACCATCTCACGACAAGCATCATATATCTCTTTCTTAAAATCATCAGTCCAGATGTCTACGTTTTCTTTTATAAACTCCCTGAATAGCTTAGTCATTGCTTCTACGTGCATGGATTCATCACGTATGCTGTAAGTAATAATCTGTCCCATACCTTTCATCTTACCGAAGCGAGGAAAGTTTAGTAGGATAATAAAACTACTGAACAACTGTAGCCCTTCAGTGAATCCAGAGTAGATGGCCAAAGCCTTTGCAATGGACTGCTTATCGCCTTTAGTGACCCGTACAGCGTCGATGTACTCATGCTTATCTGCCATAGCCTCATACTCTGCAAACGCCTTATACTCAACCTCTGGCATTCCTACGGTATCTAAAAGCAAACTGTACGCATGTTGATGTATGCTTTCCATGTTGGCAAAGCTGGACATCATCATACGAGCCTCTGGCTTCTTAAAGATACGCATATATCTATCTACGTAACCAGAACCTACATCTACGTCAGACTGAGTAAACAGGCGAAATATTTGAGTCAATAAATTCTTCTCTGACTCACTCAAGTCTTGCCAGTCTTTAACGTCGTTATGTAGGGGTACATCTTCAGGGAACCAGTGCATCTGATTCTGCTGTACGTAATAATCAAACATCCAAGGATGGTCGAAAGGTTTGTAATAATCTCTAGTGCCTAATAAACTCATGTTTTTCCTTTTCTATATTTCCCTTGCTTCCCACCAGTTAGCTAAAAGTGAATCTCTTTTTTCTTCGGCTTCTGTCATCTTAGACATCTCATTGTCTATAGCAGCTAAAACATCTGGGTGTTCGCCTATACCTGTAGGATTTTTTAAATAAATATCTATGTTAGCTTTGTGGTGTTGGATGTCTCCGTTGTACTTGGCTAATAAAGCCTCTAATATCTGTTCTTTCATATATCCTCGTAGGCCGCATTTAAAAGTGTGTTTTTGAATATTTCAAGCATGAACAGTAATTCTCGGTTATCCAAGGTTTTACTGCCTCGTCCAGTTAGATAGTCATCTTCTCCCCAGCCTAAAATAAAGACTTCTTTGTATTTACCTTTAGAGTCTTCAAGTATCTCATCAGCGTCAGCATCGTTAGATACTAATTTTACAATATTATTATCAGACATAAATAATTTCCCAAGTTCCTTCCACGGTTTCTACCAAAGCCGAACAGTTCTCACACCAATCACCTGTATTCATATATGTTATGTTATCTAGGGTTTTTATGTTTGGAGTGTGGATGTGTCCGCATATGATACCTTCGTATCCTTTCCTATCACAATACTTTATCATCTCATCTTCATAGTTGCCTACAAAGTTAGCGGCGGCCTTTGCCTTTCTTTTTAAATACTTCGATAAAGACCATTGTGGTTTGTTTCTCCACCTCCTGTAGCTGTTAACAACGGCGTTAATATATATTAAGAAATTGTAGGCTTTGTCTCCTACATACATTACTCGCCTGCCAAACTTTGTCCTCATAAGGTAATCAAACATGTCTCCATGTGCAACCAAATACCTTTCTGAGTTTATTCCTGTATAAGAACATTGGTTAACAAGTTTAACATTGCCTACCTCAAACTTACCGAAAGATCGTAGAAACTCATCATGATTACCTGTTATGTATGTCACAGGAATGTCTTTTTTTAATATCTCTTTTATTATATTAGAGTGTTCTTTAGGCCAGTACCACTTCTTTGATAACCGCCAGCCATCTATTATATCCCCAACAAGAAAAAGATTATTAGTTTCTACAGTTTTTAGGAAGTCTAGCAGTTTATCTGATTGACAATGTTTAGACCCTAAATGTAAATCAGAAATAAACACTGCGTTGTATTTAGTGTTGTCTTTCATTCTGCCGTCTTCCTCACCCTTCACAACTTAAACACTCACCTTCTTCAAGGTTAATTCTTGGTATTTTAACATTAACATTTTCTGTGTTTCTCGCTGAATTAGACCTTAAATAATACATGGACTTTAGTTTACTCGCCCCTGACCAGTGTACGCTGTTTATATACTGTAAATAATCATCGTGTACTTCTTGCGGCGCTGTAGCCGGAGGCGGCACAAAAAACAAGTTTACGCTCTGGCTTTGGCAGATATGCTTCTGTCTTTGATGCGCGTGCTCAATGACCCACATTTGGTTTATTTCCGGTGCTGTTTTAAATACCTCTTTCTCTTCGTCGGTAAGACCTTCAAGGTTCTCAACAGAGCCTTCGTTAGCAGAAATATCTTTCCACGTTTTCTCATTATTCAAACCTTTAGATTCTAAGAGTTTCTCAAGATGCTTGTTTTTAACTTTGTAAGAACCTGTAAGAGTTTTGTGTGTAAACACGTTAGCCCTTGTCGGCTCAATGCTAGGGCTTGTCCCGCCACATATAATACTGCTACTAGCATTAGGAGCAATAGCAAGCAAATGGGAATTACGAAGTCCAGTGCCAGCCATGTCAGGAGCCTCTTTACGTTCATCAGCAAGTTTTCTGCTAGCCTCTGTAGCGCCCTGTTTGATATGTTTAAAAGCCCTATTATTGAAGCTAGAGGCGTATACACCCGCGAAAGGAATGCCGTTCTTTTGTAAATAGCTGTGGAAGCCCATTGCGCCCAAACCAACCGCACGTTCTCTATATGCACTGTAAGCAGCTTTTGCAAATCCTTTTTTATTTTTGTCCACATAGTTCATAAACTCAGCTAAAGTTGCCACATTTTCTTTAGGATAAATCCATAAAGCATTGGAGATAAAATGCTCTAGTATATTATCTAATAATTTTATTAAATCAGGTATGAATTGTTCATTGTGTCGCCACTCATCAAAGTATTCTAAGTTTACACTAGAGAGGCAACAGACTGCGGTGCGTTCATGGTTAGTAGGTAGCGTGATCTCAGAGCACAGGTTACTTTGTTTAACTTCTAGATTTAAATCTTTTTGTTGCTGTGGCAAGGCTTCATTACAACGATCTAAATTTACAATATAGGGTTCTCCTGTTTCTGCTCTGGTATGTATAATTTGCCACCACAAATCTCGTGCGGAGACAGTGCGAACGGCCTGTTCGGATTTAGGGTCAATGAGCCTCCAGTCACCATCATTACGGACAGCCTGCAAGAACCTGTCAGTAATGGTAACGCCATTATGAAGGTTAAGACACTTACGGTTAAGATCACCGCCAGTAGTCTTACGCATTCCGAGGAATTCTTCAATTTCTGGGTGAGATATATCCATGTAAGCTGCATAACTTCCTCTCCTTGTTACGCCTTGATTGAAGGCGAGCATTTGGCTGTCCACTATGTGCATGAAAGGGATTGAGCCAGTAGACTGACTACCATTAGAAGTAGGCACGCCATTGCTCCTAACATCACCCCAGTAGCCACCAATGCCGCCGCCTCCTGACGCCAGCCATACATTTTCGTCATAGTGAGCAGACAAGCCATCGCGTGAATCAGGAACATAGCTAAGAAAACAACTAATAGGAAGCCCCCTAGTAGTTCCCCCGTTACTGAGTATAGGAGTGCTGTAACTAAAGTACATACGGCTAGAATATTCGTATAACCGCTGTGCCAAATCAAAGTCAGTATTTCCCCGATACGTAGCACCAAATACCGAAGCTCTAGCAAAAGCCTCTTGAGCATGTGTCTCTTCCTCCCATAAGTATCTATCTTTAATTGTATCTAAAGAAAAATCATTAAGACTGTTTTCTCTATCATAATCGATATTTATACCTAAATAGTTTTGAACACCTAGTTTAGATGGCATCCTGGTTCTCCACTAAATAATTCATTAAACGCAGACTGTACCAGCGTGCCTTACGTAAATCCTCAATAGGTCTTCCTTTATAGCGCATACGCCAGCTATACTTCATGACGTTACCTCTAAGATAGCCTATGTATTCTTCTTGCGTTAGCATGGCTTCTATAGCTTCTATACACTCAATATTACCTTCGTTGTAATGAGAAGGATTGTTTACCATATCTTGATCAGCGCCGACGATACGCCGGTTTTCTATGTTTTCTTCTTTTCCATTGGCCTCTTCCTCCATAATATCATATGCTGTCTTTTCTGGAACAACAGAGGGAGAGCGGCCCGCAACCGCTGTTTTATAGGCTCTGTCCCAATCTCTAGGATCACTCTC